TCAGGCTTCGACGTGAGATTCGGCCCATGCGATCACGTCCTTCGCGCGCCAAAGAGGCCGGGCGCGCTCGCTAGAGTTCTTGCCTGACGGAATCCGAATTGGCCGCGGGAATCCGTCCTGCGTGATGATCCACTGGCGCGTGTGCTGATCGCTGCGGTGCAGGTACGCGGCCAGCTCGGCCAGATCCCACAGCGCATGCGGCGTCAAGCGCGCGGCGATCTCCTGAGCGAGTTGTGCAAGTTCAGTCATCGTGTCCTCGTCATCATGCAGAGTTCGACCCAGCCACGGATTTCTCGCTCGTAGCCGGTCAGGGTTGAATTCAGGTTGGGTGGCGCGGGCGGCGCGGCGACGCTCGTATCTGCAGTGGGCGCCGGTTCTTCCTTCGCGGGCAACTGGCCGGGACGCCGAAAGCCGAGTGTCTTCGCGAGCGCGTGGCTGTGTTCGATCCGGCCAGATTCGATCAGCGCATCGAGATGCGGCCGCACTTCCTTCGTCGGCACCTTGAAGCGCGCGGCGACCACGTACGCCGGATAGGTCTTGCCAGGCACCATCCGCTCGAACACATTGTCCGCGTTCAGCACCCTTGATTCGCACATGCGTCGACGCCCCATTCTCAGCCTCCTCGCGACTCGGTGAGCACGTGCAGCGCGACGGCCGCGTGCCGTTCCCAGTCCGCGCCGTGCTCGAGCGCGAAGCCGGTGAGCCAGTGGAGCACCGCGGCCTGTTCAGCCTCGGGCGTGCGCTCAATCACGTGCCCGGCGGCGCGCAGCGCGTGCGCGATCGGCCCGGTTTCCCAGACCATCATGCCGAGCACGCGGCCGAGGGCCGGTGTGAGAGTGGCGGGGTAGGGCCGCTCGCTCATCGTGCATTCCAGTCGATAAGCGGCGTGTCGTACGCCAGCATGAGCGGATGCTTCGGATCGCCCTTGGCGGTCAGTCCGAAGACCTTCAGAGGCTTGCCGGAAGCGCGCAGCATGTCCGCGACGACGTCGAGGCGCTGGCGCAGTGAACTCGGCAGCTTGTAGCGGTCGCCCCAGCACGGGACAAGTAGATCGGCGTCCGCGATGATCCGCGCGAGGTGTTCGTCGTTCGCGGGCCCGATCGGGTCGACAACCGCGACTAGGTCGCGAACGTTCGGCGAGCGGAAGGCGAACGGATTCCCGGCGATGTACTTCCGCGCGCCCCAGCGGGCCGCAAAGCCGGTCCACTTCAGATCGGTCTGGTCGCGCACGCTGGCGTCGGCGCGCGACGGGTTCACGCCGAAGAACGCGACGACGATCCCGGTCGTCGCGACGTCGCGCTCAAGGCGATAGCGGTAGCCGCAGCAGGGGCTGATGATCGCGCTCATTCCTGTCCGCCTCCTTGGGCGCGGCCGGCGAACAACCGGCGGATCTGGTATTCGACGGCCTCCAGTCCCCGCGCCTGCCTGGAATTGCCGGCGGCATCGGCGAGCTCGATAGCCGACTGGATCGTGTCGAGGTTGCCGTACAGGAACTCGCGAGCCTCGTCGTTGAATGCTGCGGCAGATCGATAGCGCGCAGCATCGGCCGCCATGCGTCGAAGCTGTTCGAGCAGCGAGACGTCGCCGCCGTCGGGCGGATCCATGTAGTAGGTGCCCGGCAGCAGCGCCGACAGGTCGGCGGACGTCACCTCGCCGCTCGGCTGCTGCGTGGGGGCGCGCCGGGTCCATGCGGCGACCGCTTCATCCTCGGTCTCACATGCCGGGCCTTCAGCGAGGCAATCGGGGCAGTAGACGAATTTCCACGAGTTGATCGAACGGAGCGAAACGGTGCAGTCGGTGAACCCGCAGAACGGGCACGCGGTAAGCTTACTGGTCATGGTCGGCGTCCTTCAAATTTGATTCGACCCATTGGCGCATGCGGGTCCAGCGCTCTTTGGGCGTCTCGAAAACGCGTTTCCCGAGAGCGTGATCCCAGTGGTCACCATTCTCGTCGTTCTCGAAAACGATCTCCGCGGCGAGTGCGGGGGCGATGTTGAAGGCAGCGGCCACCGTTTCACGGTCTTCCGGATCGAGGCTCTTCAGATCGAGGCCTCGCACGCTGCCGAGCACGCCGAGCGCGCAGAAATCTCCCTCTGCATCCTGAAGCTCTGCGGTGATCAAACGCTTTTCTGGCATCGCGTCAAGCGCTGCCGCGAGATCGCGAAGCATGGCTTGACCGCGCTTGCCGCGAATCGCATTACGCACTGCCGTACGCCACAGTTCGACGTTTTCGCAATCGTCGCTATATCCACTTCTGCTCATGATTGATCGGCTCCATTGAGAAGGGCGAACACGGCTCGAATTGCAAGTCGCTCGCTGTCGTACAGCGTCGGATCGGCGTCCATCCTCTTCAGCTCGGCGATGTGCTCAGCGGGAAGGCTCGCCACCCTCGCGGTGGGCGGGGCGGTGTAGACGATTCGTGACCGCACATCCGGACGTTTCGACAGCTTCTCGTATGCGTCACTCGGAACGTCCATCCACAGATCGCGCCCGTGCTGATCGTGTTCAGCTTCATCGCCGTCTGTTGCCATGCACTGATGGATCGCCACCGCCTCTCCCGCATCAGCGGAGACACCGACAAGAGCGTCAGCGACACGATCCCGATGTGCGCTATCCAGGAATGTCAGAAAGACGCTTCGACGTGCAATTTCATGATCTGTGGGCGACGGCTCGGCTTTCGCGGATTCTCCAGGCGTCCCTTGACGAAGCGACTCATAAATCGCAATCGACGGCGCGTCGTCCAATGTGCATTCTTGGACAACTACAAGACCCTCTCCGAAGTCAAGCTTTGCGATGAAATGAGGCTCGCGCGCCTCTGCCGGTGCGTCGGCCTGCGCGGGTTGCGGGGCAGCGAGAAGCGTGGCGCGCGCTTCATCTACAACCTCCGTCCACGCGCCTTCGACGTAGCAGCGATCCTCCGGCGCATTGTTGCGTTCATCGTCATAGATGTCGATCAATGCCGCGAGCAGCTTGTGGAATGGCAAATCAGCAGCGATCTCTGCTGTCGAATTTTTCAGCGAATCGAGTTCTTCGCGAAGGTCGCGGATGATGACGAGACTGCGCGCATTCTGTCTGTACAGCGCAGCCACCTTATCGAGCGCCGGAGTTTTATACTCCGGCTTAATGGTATCGGCAGGATTCCAGTAGCCGCAGGCTGCCGAGATAATTGCCGACATGCGTACGGTATAGAGTGGATTGTCCTCAAGTGCCTGCTCCCCCTCCGCAGCGGGCGATGCTGCCGCGCGGGCAGTGGCAGCAATCCGGATAGCTTCACGAGCGAATTTGGCAAGCACCTTCGCATAGCTGCCGAACACGTTCGGTACAGTCTTCTGGATTTGTTCGAATACATCGCACCATTCAGCATCGGACATATCGAACGCCGCCCGCTCGTCCACCGGCGCGGAGACGAGCGGCTCGCCATCGCCCGATTCGAGATAGAAGCAGCCCACGTCATTGCATGCCTGCGCGGTCGTCGATCCGCAGTGCTTACATGCGGAGACGATCGGCGCTGCTGCGGTCTGCGAAGCGGGGGCTCGCCGCCTCCAAGCGGCCGTGACGTCTGCTACGTTCCCGTGCTTGCGCAACATCAGCATGATGTAGCAGTCATCTGCATGGCCGTCAGCGGCATTTCCGGTGCCAAGGACGCCGCCGCAAAACGGGCACGGCGGCAGGTCAGTCAGCGCATCAGCGCGGCTATTAGATTGGGTCATGGTGTCCTCAGGTGGTCAGTAATTCGATGAGCTCAATTCGCGAGCCGATCCAGCGCATTACAGGTACGGCCATGCTGTTGCCGAGCGCTTTGTAGCGCGGGCCGTCGGCGGTAGGCTTGCTGCGTACGCTGATGAGCGTGTAGTCGTCGGGGAAACCTTGCAGGCGCTCGCATTCTCGAGGTGTGAGGCGGCGCACGGCCGAGCCACCTGCGACAAACGGAACTCCGCCGCCCACGCCGCCATTTCCCTTGCGAAGCGTCCCCATCTCGCCGACATTGCTGCCCTGACACTGGAACGCCACCGCTAGGTGGCCGCCTCCGTTCTGAGTTGAGCTCGCATGCCCCATGCTGCGCATCGTCGACGCGATTTCGCCGATGCCGAATCCGTTTTGTCCGGATGCCTTGCAGTCGAAGGTGATCGGAACGATTGGCGTGCCGCGCCCTATGCCATCTTCGCTTGCGTCGAAGCCTTCGCCGCGCAGTGCATGCGCAATCAACCGCCCACTGTAGGCGTCCTGGCCGCTGTACGAACCCGGATGCGAATCGGCACATAGTGTCCCCGCAATCAAGCCACCATCACACTCGAAGTCGGTTCCTAGTCCGCCACCGCCCTTAGTGCGCGCGCTAAGGGTTGGGGCAACTCCTTTCCGCGATTCTCGGCGCGGCGCAGGATGCCCGAGCAGGCTTTCGCGCTCAAAAAGTACCGCTGCGGCACGTCGCCAGTCTCCAAGATGTCCGACAACGAACACACGGCGGCGGCGCTGGGCCACTCCGAAGAACTGAGCGTCAAGAACGCGGTAGGCGTACCCATACCCGAGTTTTGCCAGCCCACCGAGGAGGGTTCCAAAATCCCGTCCGCCGTTTGATGACAGGACACCGGGGACGTTTTCCCAGACCAGCCAGCGGGGAGCGTAGCGCTCAGCAATGGCAAGATAGGTGAGCATGAGGTTGCCACGCGGATCAGCCAGTCCCTTTCGGAGTCCGGCGACGCTGAAGCTTTGGCAGGGAGTTCCGCCGACGAGAAGATCGATAGCTGCATCGGGCCATTCCTTGAATTTAATCATGTCGCCGAGGTTCGGCACGGTCGGGTAGTGGTACGCGAGAACGGCGCTCGGGAACGGCTCGATCTCGCTGACGAACTCGGTCTGCCATCCGAGCGGATGCCAAGCGCAGCTCGCCGCTTCTATTCCACTGCACACGGAACCAAAACGAAGGGTCATCGCTTCCTCTACAGATAAAGCCTCAATGGCGCCGAAAAAGCAGGGCGTCATCTAGACCGCCCCTTCGAATGCCGCGCGGACCGAGGTGTACCGCGCGGGGCCTTTCTTGGTTACTCAGCGGTCTCGTGCTCGTCTTCGTCGTACTCGTCGTCGCCGTCTTGCGGGCCGTTCTCGGCGCCGCGCGCGAGATCGCTGCCGGCCAGCGGATCGGGATCGTCGCCATCCTGCGTCGGCCCTCCGGACAGCCCGGGCTCGACGTAGTCGTTCGGCGGCGTGAGAGTGATGCCGATCTCCTGCTGCAAGCGCATGGCGATCTTTCCGTGATCGGTTTCGTCCTTCGGATGCGCGGTGATCTTGAAGTGCACGCCGACCGACCCGCCTTCCTGCGTGGTGAACCGAACGTCCTTCAGCTCGCATTCGGCGAGCAGCACGTCCTCCATGCCGCTCGCGCCAATGTGGAATCGCAGCAGGTACCCGGGCCACTTCCGGTCCCACGCGAGGTTGCGCATGAACGGGAAACGCAGCTCGGTCAGGCCGTCGTGCTCCATCGGCAGTTCGCCGGGCTTCGGCTGCGGCTTGCGATACAGCATCGCGCGCAGCGCCGGATCGAAGTCGCCGAGCACTTCGCCGCCTTGGACGACGTGCAGCCCGATCGAAATCGCGGGCACACGCTCCGCGCCGTGCTTCTCGCTGACGTTCGTCACCGAAACGATCTTCGCGAGGGTGTTGTCGAGAGAGAACATGCAGTGCTCCTGAATGGTGGTGGGGCGGTTATGCTGCACGCTGCCGCAGCTTCTTGATCATGGCGTTCACCTCGGCCTCGAACTGCAGAAGGCCGGGCAGCAGCACACCGTCGATGTACGCGTCGTCGCGCTCGATCCGTTGCGTGTAGAGGCGCAGGTCGGGGCACATGCGCGGATCGTAGGAGGCGAACAGCCACCAGCGGCGTCCGGTGACGAGCATGCCGCCCTGCACCTGGTCGATGTGGTCGTCCGGCATGCCGTTCAGCAGCGTGTTGATGTGCACGGCCTCGTCCATCGGGCATTTCGATTCGTAGCCGCCGTCGTCGCTGATCAGGCCGTCGGGCGACGCGCCGAGGAACGCGTAGCGCGGGTGCGTGAAGAAGCCGCCGGGCGCGATGATGAAGCCGGTCTCGATCTCGACGGCCTCGCGGCCGAACGGCTCGACTTCCTCACCCCATTTCGTCGCGCGGCCGCCAACCTCGTGCGTCGCCGTCGCGGCGAGCCGTTCGAACACGATCTCGCGCATGTACTTGTCGCGCGCGCCGGTGGACTGGCGCGGCTTCGGCTGGCCCTTCCTCGGGCCGGTCTTGTACACGTCGCCCGGCTCGCCGCCGGTGAACGCGATCGCGTCGGCGAAGCGGCTCGCCGTGATGCGGCCGGCGCGCGCGGCGAACCAGGCGTCGGTGCGCTGGTCGATGGCGGCGCTCATGCTGCACTCCATTGCTCGTCGGTGAGCTCGGGCCGCGGATCGACGTAGCCGTCGACGCGGCAGCGCTGCTGCGGCAGCAGGATCGACGGGTGGGCCTTCGGCCGCACCTGGGCGCAGCGCGGGCACGGCACGCCGTACTTCGCGCGCAGCGCCTTGCGGTGATCACCCATCGCGCGGTAGACCTCGACGGCTTCACTCATCGTCGCCACCCGGCTCACGCTGGCCCGCGCCGTCGTCCTGCGGCGCGCCGTCGGTCTGCTGCTGCGCGGCCGGCAGACCAGCGATCGCGGCGATGCGATCGCGCTCGCGCAGGCCGATCGCCGATCGATCTTCCTTCGACAGCTTCGACCACTCTTCTTTGAACGGATCGAAGCCGAGGTTGAGCGCGACGCCTTCGAGGCGCGCGATGATCTGGTCGTGCGCGGCGGTGCGCGCCGGGCGAGCGCTATCGGCCGCATTTCCTGCGATCTGCGCCGGCGTCGCGCGCGGCGTGATGTCGCGCTCGACGGGCTCGATGTCCATCACCTCCTCGGCGACGGCGATGCCCTTCAGCACGTCGGCGAAGTTGTCGCGCAGCGCGAAGGCGCGCGCGCGCATCTTCTTCATGCGCTGCGGGTACTGCGCCCACGGGCCCTGCTTGCCGATCAGGCCAGCCTTCTTCGCGTCCTCGTCGCTGAAGCTCTGGACGTCCTCGGGCTTGCCGCGGCGCTTGCACTTGATGAAGGCCGTGCCGTTTTCCTCCCACTCGTGGATGTACTCGCAGACGGACGAGGCGAGCACGAGCGCGAGCAGCGCGTCGCCCCAGAGCGACGGCCGGCCGTTGATGACAGCGATGTTCTGCATCGCTTGCATCGGCTTCAGGCCGAGTTCCATGCCCCACTGGATCGCGACGAGCACGTTCCCGGGCTTGCCGATGAAGTCCTTCGGGACGATGCTGGAATCGGCCAACAGGCCCGCGAACTTCATCGCCTCTTCGAGCGAGCGCGGCGACAGGTCGAACGCGGCGGGCGTGTTGTCTTGAGTGGTGGTGATGACGTCGGACATTGCATTTTCTCCATGTGCCTGAGACTCAGCCAGGCGTTGTGAGTGGGTCAGGCTGCTGCGGTTTCTTCGGTGGGGACGTAGATCGCGCGCTCGATGGCGGCGTCGCGCGCGGCTCGCGCGTTCGCGAGTTCTTCCGGATCATCGGTGCGCTCGGCGTGCTGCCACTGACGCAGCGCGTCGAACATGTCGCGCGCGGCGGCGAGCACGCGCCCATCGGCCGGGCGGTAGATGCTTTCTGCGATCAGGTAGCCGCCGTAGTGCTCGACGTCATCGAAGCCGCCACCGATGCAGCCGGGAATCGGCACGTCGGTCACGACGCAGCCGCGCTTTGCCGTCCAGTTGCCGGCGGTAGGTTCCGGCGCAAGCATTGCCGCGCGGTTCTCGGCACGCTGGCGTGTGACCCGATCGCGCTCGTCCTGCGCAGCGGCTTCGGCCGCCTCGCGTGCCGCCGCTTCCTCACGTTCGCGCTGCTCGCGCTCGGCGCGATCGAGTTCAGCCTGGCGGCGCGCCATCTCGACTCGCTGCTCGGCGAGCCGCTTTTCCTCGGCCTGCATCGCGGCGAGGCGCTCCGCGTCCTCGCGCGCTTGCTGTTCGCGGCGGGCGGCTTCTTCGAACTCGCGGCGTTCGCGGTCGACGCGCTCTTGCTCGGCGCGCGCGGCGGCTTCCTCGCGCTCGCGCGCGGCCCGCGCTTCGACTTCCTGCCGCTGCTGTTCGGCCAGTTCGGCGCGCTGGCGGTCGAGCTCGGCCTGCTCGGCGGCGATCCGCGCCTCGCGTTCCTCCTGCGCGACGGCCGCCGCGTGCAGCTCGCGCAGCTTGTCGAGCGTCATACCGCGCGCGGCCTCGGCCTCGCCGGTCAGCTCAGCGAAGTCCGCGATCGTGATCGGAAGGTTTTCGAGCTCGATCATTGCGCCCGCGATGTAAGCCGCGGGCTTACCAGCAGCTATCGCTACGCTCGAGCGGATCTCGTCGATCAGCGCGCGGATCGCGGCGACGCGCCGCTGCTCGGCCTCCACCTTCGCGCGCTTCTCTGCCTCGCGCGCTTCGTCCCACACGTCGCGCATGCCGATCAGCCGCTTCTCTTCCGGCTCGGTGATCGCGATCAGCCGGTTCTCTTCGGCGATCACCGCCTTCGAGAACGCGTTCGCGTCGTCGCGCGCCGTCTTCGCTGCCTTCTGGATGTCGGTGCGCGCGGTGCGCAGCACCATCGCGGCGCCGTGCACCTGGTCGCGCGCGGCCGCGTTCTTGATCTCGACCATGTCGGTCGACTTCGCGACGAGCTCGCGCAGGGACGTCTCGCGCTCGGTCGACGTCAGGGCGACTGCCGCGCGCTCGACGACGGTCAGTTCGGTGGTTTGCTGGTGGTTCATGTGCGGCTCCTGGTAGTGGGGTGATCGACACTCGGCGGATCGGGCGGCAGGATCATCAGCCCAATGGCGATGAGCAGAAGCCAGCCGAGGAAGACTTGGGTGAGCGGGTGGGTCAAGATGCGTTTCATCCGAGGCTCCGCAGATACGGGCCGACGACGAGCGCGCCGTACCACAGGAAGCCGATCGCGACGCCGTACGCTGCGGTCCATGCGGCAGCTTCGGCGGCGCGGCGCAGGTGCGGCGTGCGCGAGGTGAAGCGCAGCAGCGCGTTGTCCGGCGCCGGACGGGGAAGGGAGAGGGCGCGCATCACTTGGCCTCCAACTCGCGCACAGCCGCTTCAGCCTTCTCGAGTTGTTCGCGCGCGCGCTTCAAGTTCGAGATGCGGGTCTGTTCGTTGAATTCGGCGGCCCTTTCGCAGACGTCTTGCGGAACATCGACCTCCATCGCAGCGGCAGCAGCGACAAGTTCAGCGGCGAGGCCGCCATGCTTCGCCTCACGTGCTGCGGCGAATCGCTTCTCGATGCACTCGGCGGCGATCTGTTGAGCTTCCTCTAGCGACGTCGCTGGGAAGCATTCCCCGTTATGACCGTTCGTGCCCGGATCAGTCCACTGGTTGCAGTACCAACCGAGGTCACCTTTCGAGTCCCCAAACAGCGAGATCAGGCGCGTGCCGCGTTCGTATCGATCAGCCGGCTTCATGAAATCTTCGAACGTCTGGATCGAGAATTTTTCGCTGTATTTCTGCGTCACGACGAAGTGCGTGATTTTCCCGGCGATGAAGTCGTCGAGCTTCTTCAGCATCGCGAATTGCTTGCGCAGCGCGGCACGGGCCGCGTACTCGCGATCCTCTGCGACGCGAACGGCACGCACTTCACGCAGGCTGTCGCGGGCCGCCGCCAGTTCGGCCTGAAGCGCAACGACTTCCGAATGCAACTTCTCGACCGGCGGCGTCACGAACACCTCGCTCCAGACTTCCGGTTTGCCGTACGACACCTCGCGATCTTCGTGCTCGTAGACCGGGCGCACGATGTGGCCGTCTTCGGTACGTGCAACGTAGTCGGCGGAGCGGCCGCGGATGTCGTAGACCTCGTCGCCTTGCTTCGGCGCGTCGTTGATCGTTTTCATGTGGTCCCTCGGTGTGGTGTGATTGCCCGCAGGGCGGGCGCGGTTGGTCAGCAGCCGCACCGCGCGTCAGCGACGCCCGGCGCGATGAGGTTCAGCGCGCATTCGCGCAGCAGCAGCTCGACGAGGCCGCCCAGCTTGCCGTCATCGTTGCGCGGCATGGACAGCAGGGCGAGCAGATCAAGGGCGGTTTGGGACATGGCTCAGGCCTCCTTGCGCCACACCGTCACGCCGACCGGCTGCACGCGGCCGGCGCCCGAGTGCTCGGCGATGCGCCGCGCAGCGGCGGTGAATGCGTCCTCGAAGGCGCTCATCAGCAGCCGCTGGAAGTACGCGCGATCCGACGTGTCGCGGTAGGCGTCGACCAGCTTCTGTTGCGCATCGGGGTTCAGGCCCGCGAGCGCCTCGAGCACGTCGTCGAGCGTGACGACTGCGGTCGCGCGCTCGAGCGCTTCGTCGGCGGCGTCCTGCGCGTCGTTGAACTGCTGATGCTGGCGGTCGGACCAGAAGTCGGCGGCGCGTTCGGTGGTTGCGGTCTGGAACATCTGGGGCCTCTCTAGGAGCGTTGCTTCTGATGCGCATAGTAGCAGGGCTGCTTTTAATGTCAAGAGCATTGCTTCTATTATTTTGCGAGGCTCAGCAAGATTCGGAGTTGGCTTGGCGCGGCTTTCGGGATCGGGAAATGAAAAGCCCCGCTCGGGGCGGGGCTGGACGTCTAGACTAGGGCGTCAGGTGAGTTGAGGGTCGTCTGTCACTGGCTGAGCAAGCGACGAGAAGATGTTCGCGAGGTCTAGGTAGTTGAGTTTTCCCTCGGCAACGTCAACCATAATTTCTTCGAGCGCTTGGGTGCGCGAGACCTCGTACCCCTCGATAAAGAGATAGGTGAGCGCCGAAACTAGAGCGGTTCGCTTGTTCGCGTCAGAGAATGCGTGGCCCCGCGCGATCGCTTCGGCATACATGCCAGCAATTTCGAACACGTCTCCAAGGCCTTCGTAGTGAATTCGGCTCTCAATACGGCCAAGGGCGCCCTCTAAGGCGCCCTTGTTCGTGTGACCGGTCAGGCCCGGCTCGCGGGAAAGGATGAAGTCGTGCACCAGCACGACCATATCCGCATCCAGGCTCATCGATTGGCGAGAGCCTGAATGACCGAGTGGTGCTGTTCGTACACGGTCTTCGCGGCGTTGAGGATCGCCTTCCGACCCGCCGGCGACTGAGTCGTCACCTTCACGGTCGGTTGTTGAACTGACTGGCGCGCCCGAACCTCCACTCCGTGGATGGTCCCGGTCTTACCCTTGATGCTCATATGGACTCTCCAAGAGGCGCAACGGGATTGTTGCACTGCGAAACTGTGTCGGCGAATTGTACCCGCGAATTTCAGCACGTGCAGGCGAGGTATAGAAATTTCTCAGCCTGTGAATCAATTATCGGCATCACGGGCGCGATTTCAAGGGGGTAACGGTACCTAGACCGAAATTGTTGTGACAAATTCACGCAGCGGAATTTCGCTTCGTCGAATGGCCGCCTGTGGTCTTCCCGAGCAATCGCAGCGCGGATCAGTACCAGTTGAACGTCTTCGGGTCGCACTGCTTCAGGTAGGCCATGCGGACGTCAGAGGGCGTTTTCCAGCCCTCGGCGTAGATTCTGCCGATCGCGGACGGAACTGCGCTCACAAACTGCGGACGGTATGCAGTGCCGCGGTGCGTGTCATCGTAGATCGCCGCGCGCGCTTCCTTCTCCGGAACGCTCAAATCACGAAGCTGAGCCGCCTTCGCCAAAACGCCAGCTTCGATCACGCACTGATTTGCCGGCCGGCTGCTTGACGCGCTCGCGGGCGGAGCGTCCCTCATCTTGAATTGGACGCCTCCAAGCTGCTGGTTGCTCTTGATGCCCCATTGCGATTGGGCATGCGCGCCAGCCGATATGACGAACATCGTGAAGATGAGATGTTTCATTCTGCTATGTCGTGAGAGGGGCGGTAGGGCTTAGTTCTTGGGCGGCATCGTGAAGGTGCCGTGATAGCGCGGGGTGCTGGCCTGATTGGCGGCCTGGCATTCTCGGTAGACCTGCTCGCCGAGGCGCATCGGATCGCTTAGCGCGAGATTGGCGTCGGCGTAGATGCGGTGTCGCACGCGCATCTTCCAAGCGGCGTCGAGCCTCGGTCCGAAGGGATCGGGAACGGCTGATTCCGGCATTCCACTTTGTCGGTTTGCGGTGACGAATTCGACATAGCGGGATTTCATTTGGCATTCAGTCGGAGCAGGCATTGAAGCACGCCGCTTCTCCTCTTGTTCCGAAATCTGGTCGTAGCGAGCCTGTTGCGCCGCCCGGGCGGCTGCCTCTGACGCAGCTCGATCCGCCTGAGTTTGAGCCAGGCGCGCGCGTATCCGATCCTGTTGAAACTGGTTGAATTGGGCCCAAGACGCAATTGGGAGCAAAGCAAGGGCGGCAGCGATGCCTATCGCGATGCGTGCTGATCGAGCGGTATTCACTGGCAATTCGCCTGGAGGCGTTCTTCGACTTGCTCGGCAGTTACTTTGCTGCTGTATATCGCCGAGACGGCGCGCCGCCAACTGGCGTGATCCGCCTGCGTTGCTGGCATGCCGCTTAATACCTGGTCGACATTTGCCTGTGCTTTCGACAGCGGGACGCCGTTATCGCGCCAAGTGGCCGCCATCGCGACAGTTCCGGCCAACAGGTTGCAGTCCATTTTCGCTTGACTCTGCGCGAACGCTGACGCGCTGAGCGCCACTGCGAGCGATATCGCAGCGCATGCACGACTTACGTATTTCATTCAAGGCCCCCACTGCCGCTGCGATCGCGCACGCGGCCCAAAATGGTGATGAACTGCGCTGCCTGCTCAGCGCTGATAGTTTCTTCTGGGTACTTCTTGTTGTCGCTGACGAGGACGAGAGAGCCATCGTATTTCTTCAGGATCCGCTTTACTCGGAACCCATCGCCATATCGCAAGGCGTAGACCTTGCCGTCGCGGACCGCCGTATCGCCACAGTCCAGTAGCACCGAATCGCCGTCGTACAGTGTCGGCTCCATGCTGTCGCCGGTGATCTTCACGCGCCGCGCGTTCTGAGGCTTGATGCCGCTCTCGCGCAAATATCGAAGCGAGTACGTGCTCGGCTCGGTCTCCCTGTCAATTTCCCATTGGATATGACCGCTGCCGGCCTCGCACCGCAGATTGTATCGTTGAATCGCCACGTATCCGTCTGGCGTCTCAGCGCCGCTCTCGATTGGAATGATGGGGGTTCCGACCGGTTCGTTGCTCGATGGGACGAGGCTCGCGAGGGTCGGGCTGATGCTCTCCGGCGCCACGCCGAGCACGCGGCTGAATGAAAGCAGGGCCGGGAGGTTGAGCGGTATCACGCCACGCAGGTATTGGCCGACCGCACCTTGTGAGCCAATTCCTGTCTCGCGACCAAGCCATTCTTGGGTCGCTCCCTCGTTGCGATCCTTGTAGGCAAGCCATGCGGACTTGAGGCGAGCCACGTCCTGCTTCTCGTTTGCCGTCAGTTCGCGGCGTTTTGGGGTCTTTTCCATGATCCGATTCTATTAGCGCGGCTACTTTTTCTTCATTCCTCTTGAAAAGCATCGCTTCTTAGTTACAATAGGAGCATTGCTATTACGGAGGCGCTATGCGACTCGATGCATACATGCGCGAGCACAAGCTCACTCAAGCCGCACTCGGCGGGATGCTGAATCCGCCCATCAGCCAATCTCAGGTCAGTCAGTGGTTCCGCGGTCGCACGAGCATCACGCTCGAGCAAGCCCTGCAGATCCAATCGATCACGAACGGCCTCGTCACGCCTGCGGAATGCGTGAACGTCCATTTGCCCGATGCAGTTGCCACGCCTGACGACGAGCTTCAACAGCCGGACACCGAGAGCACCCGCGACGACGCCCAACCTCCCACCGGCGGATCCGTCGACCAGGAGGCCGCATGAGCGCCGTCGAAACAGTTTCGTCTGACGAGATCGAAAACACCCGCATGCTCGGTGCACGCAACGAATCCGAGGTCTTGCGCGCCGTTGCGCGTGTGACGCAGGCGCATGCGGCGGAATGCATCGGCGTGTCGGCCAGCACCATCAGCCGCACGCTCGAGGATCTGAACCGCTGGGCGGTGCTGCTTGCGGCCGTCGGCCTGCAGGTCGTGCCGACCGGCTCGATGGTGGTCGACCCACACGAGCTCACCGCACTGGAAAGCATGGCGCTGAAGTATCTGGAGACGCGCCGCCAGCAACGGATTCAGGACGATCGTCCGTGATCGAAGGAGGGCGAATCGTGATCGCATTCGCGACGATGTGCTGGCTCGCGCTCGGCGTGGCCATGTTCTGGGCGTTCGGCCGGTGTCTCAGGGGGAAGGCGTGAACGACCTCCCGAATCCTCTCACCCCAGCGGACTGCGATCTCGCTGGCTATCGCTGGATGCCGCTCGATGTCGAGCGCGTGATCGACAGCGACACCTTCGGCCTGTCCACTGGCGACGAGTTCAAGACGGCGTTCCGGCTATGGGCGAAGTCGTGGAAGCAGGTGCCTGCGGCGAGCTTGCCGAACGACGATCGCCTTCTCGCGCACCTGGCCGGCCTTGAGGTCACGGCATGGCGCAAGCGCAAATCAATCGCGCTTCGCGGTTGGATCCTCTGCAACGACGGCCGCCTGTATCACCCGGTGATCGCTGAGAAAGCCATCGAGGCGATGGGCAAGCGAGAGCAGCACGCCGAGCGCGAAGAGAACCAGCAGACGCGCCAGCAACGTCTCCGCGAGCGTCGCAAGGCGATGTTCGAACAGCTGCGCGGTCACGGCATCGTCCCCGCCTACGACACGAAAACGTCCGAACTGGAACGCCTGATCGCGACGCTACCCGTGACGGAAAGCGTCACACCTGTTACGCAAAGCGTCCCCGGCCGTGACGCACCGGTTACGTCACCGCCCGTAACTGGTGACGCACCTGCAACGGCTAAAGAGAAGGACATAGACCGGACAGAGACAGTAAACCCGTCTCATAGGGCGGACGTAGGTGGTGAACCCCGCGCGACCGTCCGCCCGTCCGAGCTGTCCGCAGCTATGCGTCGCCATTCGATCGAAGCGCACCCCGGTGACCCGCGCATCATCGCCGCCGCCGAGGCGGGTATGACGGTCGAGACGATCGAGGCCGCATGCGTCGAGGCGAAGGCATCCGACCCGACGGGCCGCATCAAGGCCGGCTTCGTGATTGCGATCGCGCAGCGCTGGGCGTCGGAGGCAGCGCGTCCGCGCAACGGCACACGGCCCCAGCAACCCCGCCAGACCCCCGAGGAGCGCCGCCGCGCGATCAGCGAAGCGAACGCTGCGGCATTCCTCGCCGGCATTCCCACCGACGATCCGAACGTCATCGACATGGAGCCCTGACCCATGGACCAAGCTGACAAACGCGACCTCATGAGCGAGCTCAACCTCGCATTCGAAGCGGCCCGTCAGCCGCTGCCGAGCCCCCAGGTGCTGCGCCTCTTCTGGGATCGGCTCGAGCGGTACCCGCTGCGGATGGTGCTGGCCGCGATCCGCAAGCACATCGACGTGAGCGAGTTCGCACCCACGCCGGCCAGCATCCTGAAGCACCTGCCGAAGCCGAGCGACGACCGGCCCGAAGCGGACGAAGCATGGGCGATCGCGATCCGCTCGGTCGACGAGCGCGAGACCGTCGTCTGGACGCAGGAGATCGCCGAGGCATGGACGATCGCGGCGCCCGTGTTCCACGGTGACGAGATCGGTGCGCGCATGGCGTTCAAGGCTGCGTATGCGCGGATTGTCGAGCGAAATCGCGGGGTCGGCATCGTGCCGCATTGGGTCGTATCGCAGGGGTTCGACGCCGCGCGCCGAGAGGAGGTCGTGGCCCATGCGGTGCACGCAGGACGCCTGCAGCTGGCCTACGCAACGGCCGCCGTGCCTTTGCTGACGAGCAACACCGATCCGGCCCCGGCCGTCGATGTTGAGGCGAACCTCGCGCGGCTGAAGGCGATGGTCGCGGGGATCGGGAGCGCGCGATCCCGCGCCTCTGCCGAGAAATCGGCCCGCGCACGTGAGGACGCCGAGCACACGGCGGAGCTGAAGCAGGCGGCGGCGCGGCGGGCGGCGGCCTATGCGGCGGAGGTGCGGGCATGAAGCGCATCACGAAGGCGATGGTCGAGCGCGGTGGCTGGCGCTACTGCTGCGTGTGCAAGCAGCTCGGGCCGCGTGTGAAAGCGCACTGGACGCACGACGGCCGCGAATACTGCGACGAACACAAGCCGTCGCCGACGCCCGTCGTGACGCCGTATCCGAATCCGCCGCGCGAGGTCGAGGCATGACCACCGACGGCGTGATGGGCGAATCCTGCGCGGCCTACCCGTGCCCGATGCTCGGCTCGTTCGGCGTCTCGGGACGGTGGTTCTGCTGCTGCCACTTCCGCGCCAGCGCGGCGGCCAACGACGCCATCACGTCGGTGCTGAACCAGCACATCGCGATCGTCGATCGCATCAAGCTCCTGCGCCGCGAAGGCGCGGGCTACAAGGCCATCCTCGCCGCGGAGAACCAGCTGATCGAGCTGACGCGCGAGGTCGGCCGGCAGTACGACATGCCGACGGCCGGCGTCACGGGCCCGTCGCACGCTGAACCCCACTTCTCGGAGACCGACGCATGAATCACCGACCCAACACCTACCTCTCGGTGGATGACGACTACGGCTACTGGGAGCCCACGCCATGGGGCTTTGGACAGGCGGGCAGTCTCGACCAGTCCGCCGCGCAGCGCGACGTCATCGCCGAGTTGCATGGCGTCGTTGCCGAGGTGACCGGAAAGCCCGTCACGCCGTCGCGTCCCCGCATCGGGTTCCTTCCCTGAGGCCTGCCATGACGAAATCCAGAACCCCGCCCGCCGAATGGGACCGGCACGCCCTCGAGGTCGCGCGCGGCATCGCGTCGATCGACCGCTCGAAGCTGCCGGGCCTCACGACGCAATTCGTCGAGATCCTGCACAAGGCCATCGTCGACAGCATGATGCTGGCCGCCGAGGGCAAGCTCGCGCGACCGGGGATCACGGTCCGCTGCGGCGAGATCCGGCTGAACGCGCCTGGCGTGACGTTGACGGACGCCGAGTGCGAAGTGCTGCGCACGATCGCCGAGCGCATGCGGCGGAGCGAGGAAGTGCGACAGCAACGTGTGCAGGACGTTCGCGATGAGATCGCGAAGGGCGCTCGGATGACTTCGCATCGCTTCAGCCTTGGGGAGGCGAAATGCTGACCGTCAAGCTCCCGTATCCGATCAGCGCGAACCGCTACTGGCGCCCGGTACGCATCGGCCCGCGCATCACGATCGTCCCGACGAAGGAGGCGAAGGCATACAAGGCCGAGGTCGCGCTGCTCTGCAAGGTCGCCGGCATGAAGCCGATCGCGGGCCGCGTGAACGTGCACATCGACCTGTATCCGGCACGGCCGCAGGACTGGCAGAAACGCATGCGTCAGCACGGCGCCGCATGGGACGACACCGTTCGCTGCCTCGACGTCGACAACGCGCGCAAGGTCGTCTATGACGCGCTGAACGGCGTCGCGTTCGAGGATGACGGCCGCATCTGGTCGGACAGCGCGACGCGGCGCGAGCCGGATGGCGAGGCGCGCGTCGTCGTCACGATCACGCCGATCGCTATCGCGCAACCGCAGGCCGGCCTCGCGCTCGAGCTGCCGGTCGCTGATCCGCTGGAGGTGTGACGTGCAAACCGAAATCCGCCTCTCCGTCTCCCGCGCCTGGTGGCTCACGCCGGCATTGATTGCGATCGGCATCTTCGCGGCGGTGCGCGGCCGCCTGCCGGACGAGGACCGGCTGTCGCGCTTCGTGATGCGCGGCCTGCGCATTCGCGTCGAGGAGGCATGACGTGAAAGTCCACCTTCAATTCGTCGACGGTCAATGGGAATGCATCGGCTGGCACCACCTGCCGCGCGCGATCGGGTCGACGCCGGCCTGTGCGTTCGCGCGGCATACCTGGCTGATGAACTGCCTGTACCACCCGGGCATGGAAGGGTTGCTCGCGGAGATTCCGACGCGTCCGCCGCTCGAACCGATAGCAGCGAGGTGCGAGGGCGTCGACATCGACGCTGTGCATCGGCGCGAGGAGAGCCCGCAATGAACCTCGTCCAACTCGCCGGCATGCTGCCGCGCGACCCGCAGTTCCGCGAATGGGTCGGCGGCTTCGTCAACGGCGATCCCGTCACGGCCGACGAGGCCGCGCAGTTCGTCCGCGTCGTCTGCAAGGTCGAGTCGCGGCGCGAGCTCGCGACGAACGTGCATGCGGCCGACCGGTTCAACCACTTCCTGCGCCGGCCGTTCATCGACTGGCGCGACAACCAGCAGCACACTCAACCAGCATAGGAGCAAAGCCATGACCGTCCGCGCGAAATTCAAAGTGACCTCGACGACGAAACGAGAGCATTGGGACAAGACGAAGGGGCCGATTCACGAGATCACCCTTCAACCGGTGGCGAGCGGCTCGCTCGAAAACGAAGAGTTTTATGCGGCGACGCCTTGCGGGCAGATCCAGCTCGGCACGATCAACGATGCCGCCGCGCAGCAGTTCGCTCTCGGCGCCGAAATCTACGTCGACTTCACTGCGGCACAGTGAGCACCACGCTACGCCGATGCGCACTCGGCCGCTGGTTCCTGCGACACGGACGCCCAACACCCGAAGGAACGGTATGGAAAACGGAAAAGCAACGTTCGGCAACGAAGGCACGCGGTTCTCGGCGGATCGCCAACCGGTGAAGCGCCGCGGCAAAGAGCAGCGCACGAAGATCCTCGACGCGATCAAGGCCGAGACCGGCAAGAACGAGAACGCGTTCTATCGGGCCGTCGCGAAGAAGGCCATCTCGGAAGGCGACACGATGATGATGAAGGAGCTGCTGACGCGCGTCGCGCCGGCCGCGAAGCCCGTCGCGCCCGCCGTGCAGTTCGACTTTCCCGAGGACGGCACGCCGGTGCAGCAGGTCGACGCCGTGCTGCGTGCTGTGGCCGGCGGCAAGGTGTCGCCCGATGTCGGCCAGCAGCTCGTGAACATGATCCGCGCGAAGCTGGACGTGCTGGAGATCAGCGAGCTGGCCGATCGCCTGGCGCAGGTCGAGAAGGCGCTCGCGGCGCAGGGGAAATGAGCGATGAACGTCAAAGCGGGCGACCTGGCGATCGTCGTCGTTCCGGCCGACTGGCCGCGCAAGACGCTCGACGGGCTGATCGTCGAGGTCGGCCGCTTCGTTCCGCCGCGCGGTCCCGGCACCGAATGGGATCAGCGGCCGAAATGGTGGTGCACGTGGAAAGCCGCGTGGTTCAACGATCACGGTCGCATGTTCTTCGACGGCTCGCTGCTCGATTCGTGGCTGCGCCCGATCAGCGGCGTGCCAGTCGAGGATGACGTCCAGAACGAAACGCCCATTACCGCATGAGCCGCCGCCGCCTCTCCCACGCCGCGATCACCCGCGTCGAGTCCTACTTCACCGGCGTCGCCACTGATGAACGTCCGGCCGTGTTCGGCATCGTCGACATGGACCGGAACGTCATCAAGCGGCTGACGGTCGACGGGCAGGAGACGGATGCCGAGCCGACCGTGCTGATCGCCCAGAAGCTCGAGAAGCTGATCTACCCGAAGCGGTACAAGATCGTGTACGGCGGCCGCGGGTCGATGAAAACCCGGACCGTCGTATCGATCCTCACGGCGCGGTCGCAGACCAGCCGGCGGCGCGTGCTATGCCTTCGGGAGATCCAGAACTCGATTGAGGAGTCGAGCTATCAGGAGATCTACGAAGAGATCGAACGGCGAGGGATCAGCGATTCGTTCCGGCCGCTCAAGAAGTCGATTCGCGTGCCAGCGAATGGCAGTTCGTTCTCATTTCGCGGCCTGTTCCGCAACCAGCGGGCGCTCAAAGGCTTCACGAACGCGACCGACGCGTGGGTCGACGAGGCCGAGGGGGTGTCCCGCGATTCGTACAGCATCCTCGCTCCGACCATCCGTGCTCGCGGCTCCGAAATTTGGATTACGTTCAATCCGAACAAGGAGGCGGACCCGACGTGGGCTGATTACGTCGAGCCGTACGTGGACCAGATGGTCAACGGAATCTACGAGGACGACGAGACCCTCATCATCAACTGCAACTGGTCGGACAACCCGTGGTTCCCGGAGGAGCTGGAGCTCGAGCGACAGAAGATGCTGCGCACCGACCTCGACCGGTACAACTGGATCTGGGAAGGGAAGTTCAACAAGCGCAGCGACGAGCTGATCTTCGCTGGCAAGTACCGCGTCGAGACATTCGAGACGCCAGCGAACGCGCGCTTCTTCTTCGGTGCCGACTGGGGGTTCTCGCAAGACCCGACGACGCTCAACCGGTGCTGGGTGCGCGGCAACGACCTGATGATCGACTGGGAGGCGCACGGCAAGCAGGTCGATCTCGACGACATCTGGAAGCTGTTCGCCGGGAAGGACGGCATGAGGCCCGAGCAGGTCGCGAAGTGGAAGCTTGCCGACGAGAAGAAGTATCTCGGCATCCCCGGCGCGCGCCGCTGGAAAATCAAAGCCGACTGCTCACGTCCTGAAACCATTTCGCATGTCGCGAAGCAAGGTTTCAATATCGACGCCGCAAAAAAATGGGGTGGTTCAGTTGAGGATGGAATCGCGTTTTTGCGCGGTTTTGACTCAATTATTATCCATCCACGGTGCGTAAAGACCATCGAGGAATTCGGCAATTACTCGTACAAGGTCGACAAAACAACGGGGGACGTGTTGCCTATAATCGTCGACAAGTGGAATCACCACATCGACGGCATTCGATATTCGATGGACGGCTATATTCGCGGTCGCGGAACTGGTCTGAATATCAGCGCAGAAGCAATTAAAGCGCTCGCCACCGCTTAATCGGATTTTCTCGGCCTGAAACGGCCATTTTCTCGGAGATTTTCAGTAATGGGCACTCGCACACTTCTCGCCGCGCTGCTCGGCATCGCGCAGCCGCTATACATGGCCGACCTGGCAGCGTCCGCCGTCGACCAGCCGATCGCACCCGATGACCACGACGCGGCGGCGCCGGCCGCGAGTGATGCGGGGGAGTCGAACGCCGATGCGCCTGTTGTGGCCGACGCCCCCGCAAGCGACACCTCCTCGTCTGCTGCGCCTGCATCGCTCTCCAGCGGCACCGCAGCCGCGGACGCGCTGCACGGTGACGCGCCGGAGGTCGCGACGTCGGGGGAGGCAGATGCGGCGAGTGCGGCGGCCGACCCGAGCACTGCGCCGAGTTCGGGTGCGGCGTCATCGACCCAGACGACCCCGGCGTCGAACCTTGGTACGTCTGGTGACGACCCGACGCCGACCGTCTCGATCGACGTCGAGGACCACGCCGAGGCGCGCGAGCGCTTCGCCGGGCTGATGGCGAAGCTGCGCGGTATCGAGCATGAGGCAGCCGAATACGTTCGCGCCGAACTGCGCGAGCTCGGCACGCTTCTGCACCTGCACACGGTGGCCTCCGGCAAGGCCGACGCGACGGGCGATTACAGCTCGTCGGATCTCTCGTAACCCACAAGGCGGCGCGCATGTTCCAGAAATTCCGATCCATCCTCGGCGGCGCGCTGCTTCCTTCCGCGCCGGCGCCGTCGAGCGTCAGCGTATCGCGCGTCGAGCCGCATTTCCCCGCCATCGAGGGACCGCGCCGCGGCATGCGCATCAACCCCACGATCCTCGAGCAGCTCGCGAAGCAGGACGCCGCGCGCGGCGTCGCCGTCGACTGGGAGGCGAAGTTCAAGCCGCCGGTCGTCGCGCCGGGCACGGTGCCGAAAGGCGAGGGCGCGCCCGAGGTCGCGATGGACTCGGTCTGCGACAACCTCGCCGGCACGCTCGGCGCGTGCGGCGGCTTCAACCAGCTGAACGGCGTCGACTTCATCGGCTACGCCGCGCTGTCGCTGCTGTCGCAGCACCCGCTGATCCGCGCGATGGTCGAGACCCTCGCCGACGAGATGACGCGGAAGTGGATCGAGTTCGGCGGCCAGGGCAGCGAGGAATCGGACACGAAGCGCGTGCAGGCGTTGCAGGCCGCGACGGAGAAGTACCACCTGAAGAAAGCGTTCAACCGCGCGATGAAGAAGACCGGCTATTTCGGTGGCTGCATGCTCTTCATCGACATGGGCGACGACACGAACTCGGACGAAGGCCGGCGCGAGATCCAGACGCCGCTCACGATCGACAGCGCGAAGATCACGAAGGGCTCGTTTAAGGGCTTCCGCCTGATCGAGCCGATCAACTGCTATCCGGCGCCGTACAACGCGGACAACCCGCTCGCCCCGAACTACTACCGGCCCGATGCGTGGCTCGTGCAGGGCCGCAGGGTGCACGCCTCGCGCCTGCTGCACTTTACGCAGAACGAGCCGCCCGTGCTGCTGAAGCCGGCCTACAACTTCTTCGGCATCCCGCTCGCGCAGATGGCGCTCGACTACGTCGACCGCTTCGACACCGCGCGGATTGCTGTCGCGCGGCTCGTGAAGCGCTACAGCACGTCGATCCTGAAGACGGACATGAGCCAGATCCTGAGCGGTGGCGGATATGACGACGCGGCCAGCCTGCAGGCCCGCGCGCTGCTCTGGCAAATGTTCGGCGACAACCAGGGGCTGATGGCGCTCGACATGGACAAGGAGGACTTCATCCAGGTCAACACGCCGCTGTCCGGTCTGTCCGACATCGTGTCGCAGCAGCTTGAACTGCTCGCGGCGATCAGCCGCACGCCGGCAGTGAAGCTGCTCGGCATCGCGCCGCGCGGCTTCAACTCGACGGGCGAATACGACGAGGCGAACTGGTACGACCATGTCGCCAGCCAGCAATCTATCGTGTTCGCCGATAACCTCGACCGTGCGATCAAGATCATCCAGCTGTCCGAGATGGGTCAGATCGATGACGACCTCACGCACAAGTTCGTGCCGCTGCACGAGCTGAGCGAGATGGAGAAGGCGACCATCCGGAAGACGAACGCCGACGCCTACGCGATCTACGATGACCGCGGCGTGCTCGGGCCGGAGGAGGAGCGCGCCCGCCTAGCTGCCGATCCGGATAGCGGATACGATTCGATCGACGTCGACGAGATGCCGGTGGCCCAGAATCCTGAAGAGGGCGGTGAGGGCGGTGAGGGCGGCGAACAGCGCGACACGGATAGCGCTGGCGCCGTATCCTGATGCCGGCGCGCGCACCAAGGGTCAAGGGGCAGGCGCGCGCGACGCGGCCGAGTGCCGCCGTGCGCATCCAGTACCAGCGCGCGCTCGAGCGCCTGGTCGACGAGATGCACCGCTCGACGCTGTACTGGCTGCGCGCCACGTACCGCGATCGCGAGTCGGAGATCGCCTCCGATGCGTCGCCGGCCGCCGATCTCGCCGCGCAGCTCGCGCGCCGCGCCGCGCAATGGCGCAAGATGTTCGCCGCCCGCGCGCCCGATCTCGCGCGCTGGTTCATTGCGCAGGTCGACCGACACGCCACGAACGCCACGAAGCAGGCCGCCGTCGCCCTGACCGGCATGTCGGTCTCGGTGAAGGACACGCTCGTCTCGAACACGGTCCTGCAGGCGTCGGTTCAGCAGAACGTCTCCCTGATCAAATCCATCCAGTCCGAGTATGCGACCGAGGTCGAAGGCATCGTGATGCGCAGCGTCACGGCGGGCCGCGACCTGAAGTCGCTCACCGACCAACTGCAGGAACGCTACGGCGTCACACGGCGGCGCGCGACGTTCATCGCGACCGACCAGAACAACAAGGCAACCGCGCAGATGGCCCGCGCGCGGCAGCTTTCGATGGGCGTCACGAAGGCGCGCTGGCTGCACGTCGGCGGCGGGAAGAATCCGCGGCACTCGCACGTCGAAGCGAACGGGAAGGTTTTCGATTTATCGAAGGGTCTTAAAATCGACGGCGAATACATTTTTCCCGGCGAATTGCCGAATTGCGGGTGCGTGGGCGCGCCGCTTATTTCAGGTGTTGACGATGAAGCCGAATAAAGACGAGATTATAGTCGCCTTTGACAAGGCGACGGTGCGGAGTTTCGATAAAGACGGTCGCATGCGAGTCTCGATTAGTCGAATCTCGAAAGCCGACGTGAACCCGTACTGGGGCCGCGAGATCGTTGGCGGCGACGAGCTCGGCCTCGATCCGGACCGCGTCTACTACGTCTTCCGGCCGCCGGAGGAGCTGGAGAAGGCCGCCGCGACGTTCAACACGCTGCCGATCCTGCTCGTCCACAAACACGTCAGTGCCGATGACCCGAAAAAAGAGCTGATTATCGGGACAACTGGCTCAAATGCGGCATTTGACGGTCAATATCTCACGAACGATTTGGCGTTCTGGGATGGCGAATATATCGAGAAAATCGAAAGCGACGAGCAGCGCGAGCTGTCGAGTTCGTATCGGTATAAGCCGGTCATTAAAAGTGGAACCTATAATGGCGCGCAATACGACATCGTGATGACGGAGATTATGGGTAATCACGTCGCACTGGTCGTCGAGGGGCGCGCCGGTCCCGAAGTGACGGTTGCGGATGCCCAAATTCAACCTCCCGGAAAGGTACGAACCGTGAAACTGAATCCGAAGCAACTGGCCGCGCTGAAGACCCGGCTGCCGAAGCTGAAACTCGCGATGGATGAGGGCCTCGACACCGCTGGCGTCGAAGAGGCGCTGGAAGAAGCCCTCGAAGAAGTGCAGGCGCTCGCCACGCCGGCCGCCGAGGACGAGGAAGGCTCGTTGCTCGAGAAGCTGAAGAAGCTGATCGAGGAAGCGGGCACCAAGGGCGCGGCCGACGAAGACAACGACCCGGCGAAGAAGGCCGCGCAGGACGAGGCCGAGAAGCGCGCCGAGGAAGCCAAGAAGGCCGAGGAGGCGAAGAATGCCTCGGCGATGGACGCCAAGATCAAGGCCGCCGCCGACGGCGCGCGCCAGTCGATCGAAGGTCGCTTCCGCGCTGCCGACAAGGTCGCGCCGATTACCGGCCGCATCGACGCGATGGCGTTCGACTCGGCCGAGGCGATCTTCGCGCACGCGCTGAAGGTCGGCGGCATGGACCCCGAGAAGCACGACAAGGCGGCGCTCTCTGGCATCGTCGACGTGCTGATCACCACGAAATCGCAAGCGCCGCGCGTCGCGCATGACGCGGCCTCGGCAAACGAGCTTCACGCCCGCTTCCCGGCGCTGAAGAACATCAAGCACGCTTAAGGACGGCCCATCATGCCTTTCCAAACCTCCGTTTATCAGCAACCCGAGGTCGGCGTCGCAGGCTCGCGAGCTTCGATGAATCCGGTCTCGGTGATCTCGCGCATCGCGCAATCTGTCGTCACGGTCGGCGCCTTCGTCTGGCCTGGCACGGATACCGACAACCAGGTGCAAAACACCGGCACCGGCAAGCCGCTGGGCCTCGCCATCCGCGACCAGAACGGCATCATCACCGGCTACCTGGCCGAGGCGAGCATGCAGGTGCCGGCCGGCTTCCCGGTACAGGTCGCTGAGCAGGGCGAGTGGTTCGCGAAATCCACGAACGTCGCGACGCTGCGCCAGAAGGTGTACGCGAACTACGACGGCAACGGCACGCTGTCGTTCGGCCCGACTGCCTCGCCGACCACGAACGCGAGTATCACGGCAAACACCGCCAGCAATACCACGCTGACGGTGACGGCAAACACCGGAGCACCGATTGCTGTCGGTCAGCCAGTGAGCGGTGCCGGCATTCCTGCCAGCACATACATCTCGGCGCTAGGTACCGGTACCGGCGGCGCGGGTACTTACGTTCTCAGCCAGGCTGCGACCGCGACCGCCACCGGCGTGACGGTGACGGCTACCACGAACGTCGAAACGGAGTTCGTCGTGACGCGCGGTGGCGCTGCTGGAGCCATCATCAAGATCTCGACCTGGAGCAATCTGGCATGAAGCTGAACCAACTTTCCGAATACGGCATTCACGTCGCCTTCGACGCCAAGCTGCTCGACGATGAGGAACGCGGCAAGCTGATCGCCGCGATGGACGCCGCCGGCCCGCTGGTGACGATGCAGAACAACGGCATCCCGGCCATGCTGACCAACTACTACGATCCGCGCGTGATCGACGTGCTGGTGGTACCGATGAAGGCTGAGCGCCTCTACGGCGCTGTCCAGAAGGGCGACTGGGCGACCGACACCACCACGTTCCTCGAGGTCGAATCAACCGGTGAAACCGCCACCTACGGCGATTTCAGCGAGAACGGCATGTCGGGCCACAACACGAACTTCCCGCAGCGCCAAAACTACGGCTTCCAGACGAACACGCTCTGGGGCGACAAGCAGATGGACAAGGCCGCGAAGGCGCGCCTCGACTATGCGAGCCGCCAGCAGATCGCGTCCGCGCTGGTGCTGCGCAAGAAGGAAAACGCGATCTTCCTGTTCGGCGTATCGGGTCTGCAGAACTATGGCGCGATGAACGACCCCTCGCTGATCGCTCCGATCGCTCCGATCGCGCCGACGACCGGCGCCGGCGGCAATACCTGGGCCCTGAAGACAGCGGACGAAATCTACAACGACGTCGTCACGATCTGGGATCAGGCGATCCTCCAAGGCAACGGTCTCATCGATACTGATAGCACGGCGACGCTCGCCATTCCGAACGTGGTGTCCGGCAACCTCACGAAGCAGAACAACTATGGCCAGGTCCTGAAGGATCGGCTGAAGCTGGGCTTCCAGAACATGACGATCGAAACGATCCCCGAGTTCGCGACTGCATCCGGCAACCTGCTGCAGTTGATCGTGCAGGACCTCGAAGGCACGCCGACCGGCGAACTCGCGTATGCCGAGCGCATGCGCGCTCACGGCGTTGTGCGGCACTCGTCGTACTACTCCGAGAAGAAGTCGGGTCACGCCTGGGGGGCGGTGATTTACCGCCCGATCGGTATCGCGCAAATGCTGGGGATCTGAAAATGGCTGACGTCCAAGAAAAGAAGGTGAGCAAGCCGGTCAAGGTGTACTGCAAGCTTCCGCACGGCATCCAGTACGCGTTGCCCGACGGTCGCCGTGTTCGCCTGCAGGGCTTCTACGGCGACGAGCGCTCGCCGTTGCAGGTGAGCGGCCTGCCGGGCCGCGATACGTTCCTTGGCTTCGGCCAGACGTTCGTCGACGTCGAGGACTGGGAATGGATCGTGAAGCATCACGGCGATTCGCTCGCCCACAAGAACGGTCACATCTTCGCGGCGGCCGACGAGAAGTCCGGTCAGTCCGAGGCGCGCGAGAAGGAAACCGAGCGCACCGGCTACGAGTCGTACGATCCGCAGGCGCACCCCGAGGACAAGTCTAAAGACGGCTCCAAGGCTGGCAACGCGGCCGACTGATGAGCACGCCCGCAGGAGTCGTCGCTTTCGACCCGGCCGCCTTCAGGGCGGCTTTTCCCGCTTTTGCGGGCGTGAGCGATGGCCTCCTGAACGGCTATTTCTCGATGGCCTGCATCTTCCTGAACAACTCCGCCGCGTCGGTCGTGCAGGATCTGACCGTGCGCGCGCAACTGCTGAACCTGATCACCGCGCACGTCGCTTTTCTGATGGGGCGCGCGGGTTCGGGCGATGGGTCGAGCGCCGCAGTCGTCGGCCAGATGGTATCGGCCGGCGAGGGCACCGTGAATGCGTCCTTCGCGCAGGTGCAGTCGAAGAATGCCGAGTTCTGGGCGCAGAGCGAATACGGCTTCATGTTCTGGCAGATGACGCTGCCGTTCCGCACCTTCCGCTACTTCCCCGCGCCGCATGTGTGCCGCTAAGGTCGTCGGCGGCACGAAACTCGACGCCGCGCTGGCGCGCTACCTCGACAACGCGACGCTCACCATGCGTGCGGGCTTCCTCGAAAACGCAACCGAGCCGGACGGCACGCCGACGGCGCTCGTCGCTTTCTGGCAGGAATATGGCACCGAGGACATTCCGCCGCGGCCGGCCTTGCGCACCACTGCGATTGCGAAGGCCGCGCGCTGGGCGAAGATCGTCGGCGTGACGCTGCAGCGCAATGGCGGCGACTTCGGCGCGGCGCTGCGCCTCGCCGGCGAGGCGGCCGTCGTCGACATTCAGGCGACGATCGGCGCATGGACGGATCCGCCGAACGCGGCATCCACGATCGCGAAGAAGGGCTTCGACGGCCCGCTGCGCGGCTCGGCCGCCGCGCCGATGCAGCACGCGGTCGCATACGACATCGTCGACGGAGCACCCACAGAATGAACTTGCACGGGATCGTCTCGGGCGTGATCGGCACCGTGAATCCGTTCGTGCCGGTGACGCTGCAGCAGAGTACCGGCTACACCACGGCACCCGATGGCGGCCGCACGCCGACCTATAACGGGTCGCCGCAGTCAGTCCAGGTGCAGGCACTTTCCGCAGATGAGATCCAGCACCTAGACGGCCTGAACATTCAGGGCGTGCTGCGCAAGGCGTACCTCAACGGCGATTGGCGCGGCGTCTACCGCGCGACGAACCAGGGCGGCGACCTCATGCAGTTCGCCGTGGTGGCCGGCGTGCCGGCGTCGCTGCGGGGCACGACGTGGAAAGTCGTCCGGGTGTTCGAGACGTGGCCGGACTGGTGCGCGCTCGCGATCCAGCAGCAGTGAGGCCGCCATGCCCGTGACCATCTCCATCACCGAATCGCAGGTCTTCGCCGCGCTGCGCACGTTCCTACTCGGCATCCTGCCGGCGGGCGTCGAGGTCGTGAAGGCGCAGGACAACGACGTCGGCGAGCCGGTCGGCCCGGATTTCGTCACGATGAACTCGATCGCGACGCCGCGCCTTGCGACGAACGTTGACACCTATACCGACCCGGGCACGAACCCCGGCACGCGCAATTCGATGCAGGCGATCGAGGCGCGCGTCCAGCTTGACGTGCACGGCCCGAACGCCGGCGACAACGCCGCGATCATCTCGACGCTGTTTCGCGACGAATATGCATGCATTCAATTCGCCACCGTTAATCCGGATATTCAGCCTTTATATTGTGAAAATCCGCGACAAATGCCGTTTATTAACGCGCAAAACAACTATGAGCAGCGTTGGATAATTGAACTGGCTATCGAATACAATCCAATCACGCAAACGCCGCAGGATTTTGCCGACGAAATCAACCCTCAAATCGTCAGCGTCGACGCGGCATATCCTCCCGGAGCTTAAACCATGTCGATCCCGGCATCCCTGATCGCCTCCGTAACGCCGAGCGTCATCAGCGCGGGCGGTTCCGCGCTCGATCTCATCGGCGTTATGTTGACGACGAATACCCGTACGCCAATCGGTACGGTTCCGAGCTTTCCGACGAAAGACGCGGTCTCGGCTTATTACGGTCCGATGTCGCTCGAAGCGCAATTGGCCGCCGTTTATTTCAACGGCTTCGATAATTCTGACGTGAAGCCGGGCGCACTGCGATTCTCGCAATATCCCACGGCGCCGGTTGCCGCGTATTTGCGCGGCGGCTCGCTCGCGTCGATGACGCTCACGCAACTGCAGGCACTCTCCGGGACCGTGATCGTCACGGTCGACGGCGTGCAGAAGACGTCATCGAACATCAACCTCGCGGGCGCGACGAGCTTCTCGAACGCGGCCACACTGATCGCCGCGGCGTTCACGGGCGGCCCGACCGTCGTGTATGACAGCCAGTCGAGCGCGTTCGTGCTCACCTCGACGACGACGGGCGCAGCATCGACAATCGGTTTCGCGACCGGCACGCTCTCCACGTCGCTGAAGCTGACGCAGGCGGCCGGCGCTGTCACGTCGCAGGGTGCAGCTGCGTCGACGCCGGGTGCTGCGATGGATGCGATCAAGACGATCACGCAGAACTGGGTGTCGTTCATGACGACGTTCGACCCGGACAACGGCGTCGGCAACACGCAGAAGATGGCGTTCGCGACGTGGGCGTCGCAGCAGGGTAATCGCTTCCTGTACGCGGGATGGGATCAGGACGCCAGCCCGACGGCCGCCAATCCCGCGACGTCGTCGTTCGGCTATCTGGTCGACCAAGCCAACATGAGCGGCGTCGCGGCGATCTGGAGTCCGGCCGACAAGGCAGCGTTCCTGATGGGCGCGATCGCGTCGATCGATTTCACGGCAACGGAAGGTCGTATCACGCTGGATTTCAAAGGACAGTCGGGGCTGACGCCGGACGTCACCGACGCGACCGTGTACGCGAACCTGAAGGCGAACGGCTACAACATGTACGCCGACTTCGCCACCTCGAACGACGAGTTCAAGTTCTTCACGCCGGGCAGCATCGCCGGGCAGTACGACTGGATCGACTCATACATCAACCAGATCTGGTTGAACAACCAGTTCCAGCTCTCGATCATGGTCGGCCTGACGGCTGCGAAGTCTGTGCCGTACACCACGGTCGGTGATGCGCAGATCGAGGCGTGGTTGATGGACAACATCACGCAGGCCGTGAACTTCGGCGCGATCCGAGAAGGCGTGCAACTCGGCAGTGACCAGATCCAGCAGGTCAATATGGCCGCGGGCCGGAAGATCGATACCGTCCTTTCATCGCGCGGCTGGTACCTGCAGGTGCTCGCATCGCAGGCCACCGCGCAGACGCGTGCCGCGCGCCAGTCGCCGCCGTGCAAGTTCTGGTATATGGACGGCGGCAGCGTCCAGCAACTCAACCTCGCCTCGGTGATGGTCCAGTAAGGGAGCAACCATGTCAGGAACGATTACCAGCGCCAATGCCGTGATCATGCTTTCGGCCGGCTCCATCTTCGCGGTCGCGCAGCAGATTCAGGGCTATGCGGCCGAGGACATCTTCGACACCGACGACGTCGAGATGGCCGAGGTTTCGCTCGGCCTCGACGGCAAGCAGTCATACGGCTACGTGCCGTACAACGTCAAGTGGCGGCTGACGCTGCAGCCGAACTCCGACTCGATCCTGATGTTCGACGCAGTTGCCGTCGCCGAGAACGTGCTGCGCGACAAGATGCGGTGGGACGGCGTCGTGACGCTGAAGGGCATCGGCAAGAAATTCACGATGGTCAACGGCGTGCTGACGCGCGGCAAGATCCTGCCGGACGCGAAGAAGGTGCTCCAGCCGCAGACCTACGAAATCACCTGGGAGAAGGTGCTGCCGGCACCGATGTGATATGGCTCGCAAAACATCCACGTTCACCGCGGTCGACGGCCGCGACGCCGGGAAGCGATTCCTGATCACCGAAATGTCGGCCGCGCGCTCCGAGGAGTGGGCGGCCCGCGCGCTGTTCGCGGCGATGAGCTGCGGCGTCGAGGTGCCGGATGACGTGCTGAACGCCGGCCTCGCTGGCGTCGCCGCGATCGGGATCAAGTCGCTCGGCCGCGTGCCGTTCGAGCTCGCGAAGCCGCTGTTCGACGAGATGATGACCTGCGTGCAGTACGAGTTCGAGCCGGGCCGGGAAGGCGGTGCGCGCACGCTGATCGAGACGGACATCGAGGAGGTCGCGACGCGCCTGAAGTTGCGCAAGGCTGTGCTCGACCTGCACCTCGAGGGTTTTCTCGGCGCCGCCCAATCAATGCAGGCTTCTGGAGCGGCGGCGGCAACCGACGCCTGATCGAGTATCCGAACGTGCCGCGCTCGATCGGCGCGGTCATCTCGCGGCGGCTCGCGACCCCGCACGAGCTTCAAACCGTCTACGGACAGGATGACCTGCATGACCTGCTCGAAATAATCATCGTCGACAGCTATAACGAGCGCGTCGCGATGGACGAAAGGAGAAACTGACCGTGGGCATGACCATCGTCGACGCGCTCGTCGTAACCCTCGGCCTCGACACCAGCGCGTTCAAGCGCGGCAAAAGCGAGGCCGGCGCGGCCACGAAGAAGCTCACCGCCGAGGAGCGGGCCGCCGCCAAGGAAATCGAGGAGCGGAACAAGAAGGCGGCCGAGTCATTCCGCAGCATTCGCAACGAGGTGCTCGCGCTCGTCGCGATCTTCACCGCTGGCGTCGGCATCAAGCAGTTCACCGAGAACACGATCAACTCCGCGGTGAATCTGGGCTACATGGCCCAGAACCTGAAGATGAGCACCACCGAGCTGTCCGCATGGCAGCGCGCGGCGGAACGCGCGGGTGGAACGTCGGAAGGGATCACCAACACGCTGCTCGCTTCCCAGAACGACATCTCGAAGCTGAAGTTCGGCCAGGTCACCGAGGGCGTGCAATGGTTCCTGCGCATGGGCGGCTCGGTCAAGGATCTGAAGGACGGGAACAGCTACCTGCTCGCGCGCTCGCGGATCATCGCGAACATGTTCAAGGCCGACCCGGGCCGCGCGCGCTTCATCGCGCAGCAGATGGGCATCGGCGACGGCGAGTTCAACTTCCTGAAGCAGGGCGAGGGCGCGGTGTTGGCGCTCGTCGACGCGCAGAAGAAGAACTCGGCGATCACCGAGAAACAGACGCAGCAGGCAAAGGAGCTTCGCGATAAATGGCTCGACGTGCGCGATCGGCTGCAGTACGTCGGCACCACGATCGTGCTCGAGCTGATGCCGACCTTCCAGAAGTTGCTCGGCAAGCTGCAGAACATGGCCGACTGGGTGGCCGACCACAAAGCGGACATCAGCGCATGGGTCGATCGGGCGGTGGCGTCCGTGCAGCAGTTCGTCCAGTGGGCCGACAAGGCGGCCGAGTCGGTCGGCGGCTGGAAGAACGTCCTCATCGCGTTCGCCGGCCTCAAGCTGCTGTCGATGGCGTCGGGTGTTCTGTCGCTGGCCGGCGCGTTCCTGAAGCTTGGCGGCGCACTCGGCGCCGTCGGCACGAACGGTGCGGCCGCGCTGCCGATCATCGGCCGCCTGCTCGGTATCGCGGGGCTCGCGCTGTACAGCCAAGGCCTGAACGAAGGCGAGGACAAGACGCGCCTGACGCAGCCCGGTGACACGTGGGATGGTGACCCGGTCGGGAAGGCGCGCGCGGCCGCGAATAGCGGCTCGCTCGCCGACCGGCAGCAGTATCTGCTCGGCCGCCTGAAGGAGGCCGGCTATACCGATGCGCAGGCGGCTGGGGTCGTCGGCAGCCTGCGGCAGGAAAGCCAGCTCGATCCGACGGCGCAGAACAAGGCATCCGGCAACTACGGGATCGCGCAGTGGGGGAAGGCGCGAGCGGCGCAGTTCGAGAAGCAATTCGGCAAGCCGCTCGCGCAGTCGACCTTCGGCGAGCAGGTCGACTTCATGTTGTGGGAGCTGAAGAACACCGAGAAGCAGGCCGATCAGCGAATCCGCCTGGCGCGCAGCCCCGAGTTTGCTGCCGAGGTCCATTCGCGCGAGTACGAGCGCCCGGGCGCGGCCGAGGCCAACATCGCGCGACGCCAGCAATACGCGCGCGAAGTCTTCGGCGCCCTCGGGCAGGCCAACGCCACGCAGATCGCGCAGCAGACGAGCGCCGCAGCCATGCCAGCGCCATCGAACACCGTTTCGAACACAACGAATTCAAACGAAGCGCATTTCAACGGGCCGATCACCGTCCAGACGCAGGCGACCGACGCGACGGGCATCGCGCGCGATCTCGGCGGCGCGCTGCGCCGCTACAGCTTCGTCGTGCCGCATGCCAACACCGGATTGAGCTGATATGCCGCTGCCGAACATCACCGTCCCCGCCTTCCCGAACGTGCCGAACGTGCCCGGCGTGCCGCCGCTCATTCGCGCGCCGGGCGAATCGCTCGGCTCGTTCGCGATCTCGCTGATCACGACCGACGCGATCGGGCTGCTCGAGGGGCTGCTCGCGCCCGTGTGGGGCATCTTCGACGAGTTCGGCGCGCCGCTCGCGGTCGCCGACACCGCGCTGAGCGTCGAGTATCGCGGCGATTCGCGCATCTCGAAGTACCCGCAGGAGCAGGGCGGCTTTGCCGACTACAACAAGGTGCAGATGCCGTACAACTCGCGCGTGCAACTGGTGTGCGGCGGCAGCGATGCGCGGCGCACCGCGTTCCTGTCGGCGATCGAAGCGGCGAAGCAGTCGACGATGCTGTTCACGGTGATCACGCCGGACGCGCACTATGAGAACGCGAATGTCGTCGCCTACGACTACCGGCGCACGTCGAAGAATGGCGTGACGATGGTCGTCGCCGAAATCTATCTCGAAGAGGTGCGGCAGACGGTCGTCGCGCAGTTCGCAAACACGAAGAACCCCACCGCGTCCGATCCAATTTCTGTCGGTCAGGTCCAGGCTCAACCGCCGTCGACGGCTCAGTCGACGCTGTACGGTCCGGTATCGGTGGCGGCTGGCGGCCCACCGCCGGACAGCCGATACGGCTTCCACGGGGTGCAATGATGCTGAACGTTCCTCTGACAGCCAATCCGTCGCAGAAGCTCAGCGTGCTGCTCGCCGGCCAGAACTGCCAGATCGCGGTCTACCAGAAGACGACCGGCCTGTATCTCGATCTCGCCATGAACAACGCAACGATCAAGAGCGGCATCGTCTGCCGCGATCGCGTGCTGCTGATCCGGCATGCGTACCTCGGCTTCGTTGGCGACCTGACGTTCTTCGACACGCAGGGCGTCGAGGATCCGGCATACACCGGCCTCGGCGCGCGCTGGCAGCTCGTCTATCTCGAAGCGGGAGACCTGGCATGAGCTTCACGCGAAAGCGTATCGACCTGACGATCACGCTCGGCGAGGGCGAGTTCGGCGACACGGGTTCCAATAAGGTCACCTTGACCGGCTTGCGCGTGCAGTCCCTCATCACGATCCCGGGCGGCGAATCGATGGCCGGCGCGCAGGTGAGGGTATTCGGCCTTCCGCTCTCGATGATGAATCAGCTGACGACCATCGGGCCGATCAACACCGCATTCCGCAACAACAAGCTGCTACTCGCGGTCGGCGACGACGAGAACGGCATGCACGTCATGTACTCGGGGACGATCGGGGAAGCGCATGCTGATTTTCAGGGAATGCCTGATGCAGCCCTGAACATTCTCGGGTGGGCCGGTCTATACGACTCCGTGAAACCGGTCGGCGCGCTCAGCTATGTTGGCTCGGTAGATGCTGCAACGATCATGCAGGAATTGGCCGGCACGATGGGGCTGACGTTTGAGAACAGCGGCGTGCAGGTGCAGTTGTCGAGTCCGTACCTCCCAGGCACCGCGCTTGCGCAGGTTCGCGCATGCGCGCGCGCCGCGGACATCAACTATCTGATCGACCGTGACACTCTCGCGATCTGGCCGCGCGCCGGCGCGCGCGCGACGACGGGCGATATACCACTGGTCTCGCCTGAAACGGGCATGCGCGGCTATCCGACATTTTCAAGTAAGGGCATCACTGTCGTGACGGAATTCAATCCGAACATCAAGTTCGGCATTCCGGTGAAGGTTAGAAGTTCGCTTGAGGTCGCGAATGGCGTATGGACCATCTGCGACCTGTCGCACTCGCTGGAAAGCGAAATGCCGGACGGCGCATGGTTCACTCAATTTACGGCATACCCAAAAAATGGCTACTGACGCGTTCGGCTTCCGCGGCACCGCGCAACCGACGTCCGGCTCGTCGCCGTTCAACGAGCAGTCGTTCATCGTCTGGAGCATCCTGCGGCAGATCGCCGGCGCGCGCCTCGTGCAGGTGAAGGCCGTCACGAACAGCGGCGGCGTGGCGCCGGTCGGCTTCGTCGACGTCGTGCCGCTCGTCAACCAGCTCGACGGCTCGGACAACGCGATGCCGCACGGCATCATCCACAACCTGCCGTACTTCCGGCTGCAGGGTGGCGCGAACGCGGTGATCATCGACCCGCAGGTTGGCGACATCGGTGTCGCGATCGTCGAGGACCGCGACATCTCCTCGGTGAAGGCGAATCGCGGCCCGGCGAATCCCGGCTCGAAGCGGATCTTTGACATGGCCGACGGGCTGTATATCGGCGGCTTCCTGAACGGCGTGCCGAGCCAATACGTGCAGTTCTCGGCCGCCGGTATCACGGTCAGCTCGCCGACCAAGGTGACGATCGTGGCACCGAACGTCGAGATCGACGCCAGCGCCGCGTGCGCGATCAACTCGCCGACCATCACGCTCAACGGCACCCTGTCGCAGGGCGGCGGCTCGTACGCGGGCACGTCGACGTTCAACGGCAACGTGGCGACCAACGGCACGCTGACGAACAACGGCAAGAACGTCGGGTCCACCCACACGCACAGCGGCGTCCAGACCGGCAGCGGCAATACTGGAGCACCGAACTGATGAAGAACGAACTGACCGCGCAGCGCGCTCGCGAGCTGCTCGATTACGACCCGGAGACGGGCGAATTTCGGTGGAAGGTGACGCGCGGGGGAGTGACGCGTGGAAGCATTGCAGGCTACATCGATCCTGACGGGTACCGACATATTCGAATCGCGGGATATCTATATCTGGCACACCGTCTCGCTTGGCTGATCACACATGGAAGCTGGCCGACACTGGAAATTGACCATCGCAACGTAAAACCGGGCGATGATCGAATCAAGAATTTGCGGGAGGCCACTCGGGCTCAAAATCACCAGAACATCGGCGTCCGGAGCGACAACACGTCCGGTTATAAGGGCGTCAGTTTTGACCGCATCAATAGGAAATGGGTGGCGCGAATTAGAGTGACCGGGGGGCGCTACAAGAACCTTGGCCGCTTCCCGTTTCCCGACCAAGCTCATGCAGCGTACATCGAGGCCGCGCGCGATTTGCATGGCGAATTTGCGAGGGCAGCGTAATGGCTACGACACTGCTGCTGGATACGCAGACTTGGGATTTGGTTACCGATGCCTACGGGAACATCGCGGTCGCGGCCGAGCCGTATGCGATCGCGCAAGACGTCGCGAGCGCGGCGCGCACGTTCCGCGGCGAGTGCTGGTACGACACATCGGTCGGCGTCCCGTACTGGCAGGACATCCTCGGCAAGCGGCCACCGCTGCCGCTCATCAAGAAGGACATCGTGACCGAGGCGCGGCGCGTGTACGGCGTGCAGGCCGCGCAATGCTTCATCACGTCCATGAAAGATCGCGTCGTGACGGGGCAGGTGCAAGTCGCCACGGCCGCCGGCGTGCTCCCCGTCAATTTCTGAGGCTCCGCATGTCGACTCCTCCCACCTCCAGCGTCCCGCCGATCAACTGGGCTTCCACCGGGCCGGTCGTGCCGGCGGAATCAGCGATCCTGACCGGCGTGCTCGCCGACACGAATGCGGCCTTCGGCGGCAACCTCAACATCACGAACGCGGACGGTACGCCGAACCTGTCGGCACCGCAGGGGCAACTCGCATCGAGCCTGACGGCCATCATCGGCGCGAAGAACGACGACATGCTCGAGGTCTCGAACGGCGTCGACCCGGACCTGGCCGACGGCCGCTGGCAGGATGCGATCGGGCGCATCTACTTCATCGAGCGCGACCCGGCCGAGCCGACGGCGCTGCAGGTCGCGTGCGTGGGCGCCGTCAACACGCCGATCCCGGTCGGCGCGCTGATCAAGGATTCGAGCAACAACGTCTACCTGTGCACGCAGGCCGGCACGATCCCGGCGGGCGGCACGATCACGCTCGGCTTCGCATGCAAGACGACGGGTCCGGTGCCAGTGCCGGCCGCCGGCCAGGTGTCGATCTATCAGGCGATCCCCGGCTGGGACACCGTCACCGTCGTCTCGGGCGTGCAGGGGACCGACGTCGAATCGCGCGCGGACTTCGAATATCGCCGCCGCCAGTCGGTCGCGCTGAACGCTGCGGGCTCGGTACCGGCCGTGCGCGCGAAGGTGCTGAACGTCGCGGGCGTGCTCGACGCATGCGTGCTCGACAATCCGCTCGGCACACCGGTGACGATCGGCAGCTATACGCTCGCGGCAAATTCGCTGTACGTCGGCGTGTACGGCGGCGCGGCGCAGGACATCGGCAATGCAATCTGGACGAAGAAGAGCCCGGGTTGCAATTACAACGGAACGACCACGGTTACGGTGCAGGACGCGAGCGTCGGCTCACAGCCGTACCCGAGCTACACGGTGAAGTATCAGGTTCTCACCGCCGTGCCGATCCTGTATGCGGTGCAGCTCGTGAACAATCCGAACCTGCCGGCCAACATCGTCCAGCTCGTGCAGAACGCCATCATCGCGGCGTTCACGGGCGCCGACGGCGGATCGCGCGCGCGCAGCAACTCGACGATCTTCGCGGGCCGCTACTACCCGGGCGTGATGGCGATCGATCCGTCGGTCGAGCTGCTGTCGATCCAGCTCGGCACGATCACCGCGAACCAGAACAGCGTGGTGATGGGTATCGACCAGACGCCGACGATCACGGCGGCAAACATCGCGGTGAGCCTCGTATGAAGAACGTGTTGAGCACCATAATTAGTCAATATGCGAACTCGCCGACGCTGCTGCAGCTGATCACGAACTTCGACCAGTACATCGACCCGAGCGCGGACATCGACGCGTTCTACAGCATGGTCTGGAACGTCGACACGGCGGTCGGCCGCGGCCTCGACATCTGGGGAAAGATTGTCGGCCTCGAGCATGGCCGCTTGCTGAAGATCCCGAGCGCAGAGCTCAACCTCGGCTTCACGGAAGCGGGCACAGCGAGCGCGACGCCATTCGGCTCAGGGGTCTTTTATTCAGGTGGCACTGTCACCGAGAATTTCTACCTGTCGGACGATGCGTTCCGCACGCTGATTCTCGTCAAGGCGATGGCGAACATCTCGGATGGTTCGATCCCGAGCTACAACCAGCTGCTGCAGAACCTGTTCAAGGGCCGTGGCCGCTGTTACGTGAACGATCTCGGCAACATGCGGATGCGGTACACGTTCGAGTTCTATCTCGAGCCGTGGGAGCAGGCGGTCATCACGCAATCCGGCGCGCTGCCGCGCCCGACGGGTGTGCTCGCCTCGATGGTGCAGATCCCGCAGGGATCGACGTTCGGGTTCGCGGAACAGGGACTCGGCACGCAACCGTTTGGACAAGGAACGTTTTTCACAGGGGCATTGAATGCAAGCTAGCCAAACACCGACTCTCGTGCCGTTGCCGTTCGCGACCAACGGCACGAAGAACGCCATCCCCGAAGCGTCGCAGATCGGCATCACGCCGGGCGCCGCGTCGCTCAATGATGGCTTCCCGCCGTTGACCTTCACGCCGATCACGGCGGGCGGCATTCCGCCGGCTGGCGCCGATTTCAACGGCGTCCTGAACCTGATCACGCAGTCGATCCGATGGGCGCACGCGGGCGGACGCTATGCGTTCAGCTCGACCTTCTCGGCCGATGCGAACGTCGGCGGCTATCCGGCCGGCGCGGTGCTGATGAGCGCTGATCAGCAGGGCTCTTGGCTCAGCCTGAACGACAACAACACCGACAACCCGGACACCGGCGCGGGCACGAAGTGGGTGCCGTCGCATGCCTACGGCATCACGGCGGTCACCGGCCTCGCGAGCTCGAATGTGACGCTGACGCCCGCCCAGGCGATGAAGGCGAAGATCACGCTCGCGGGCACGCTGACGGCGAACGTGCAGATCATCTTCCCGACGTGGACGCGCGACTGGACCGTGGTGAACAACACGACCGGCGCATTCACGGTCACGGCCAAGACGGCAAGCGGCACGGGCATCGTACTTGCCGCGGGCCAACAGCGGATCACCGGCGACGGCACGAACATCGTGCAGCCAGCTGAAAGCATCGCGGCCGCCACGCAGAGCCAGCACGCGATGCAGTTCGGGCAGGCCACCGGCCGCTTGCTGAACGTGCAGCGCTTTGTCTCGAGCGGAACGTACACGCCGACCGCAGGCACCAACAGCATCATCGTCAAGTTGCAAGGTGGAGGGGGCGGCTCGGGCGGCGCAGTCGGTACCGGCGCAAGCACAGTCTCGGCCGGCGGCCCGGGTACGCAAGGTGCGTATGTCGAATCGCGGATCACGAGCGGCTTCTCGGGACAGGCAGTCACCGTCGGCGCAGCTGGTGCAGCTGGCGCGGCCGGCAGCGGCTCAGGCGGCAACGGCGGCGCGTCGACGTTCATGACGCTGAGCGCGGGCGGTGGATTCGGCGGCGGCATCACCGGCGCTTCCAGCACCTCGGTGGTGGCGGGCCCGTCCGGCATTGCGGCCGCATCCGGCGGCAACATCAAGAACTTGAACGGCCTGGGCTGCGGTTTCTCCCAGGCGTTCGCGTCTGGTGCCGCGGGTATCGCTCTGCCAGGCATGGGCGGGGGCGGCACAACGCCCGCGAACGCAGCACAAACCTACGGGTGCGGCGGTGGTGGCACGACCAATGGCTTTTCGCAATCGGCGATCGTCGGATATGCCGGGTCACAGGGATACGTCGAAATTTGGGAGTACGCGTAATGTCAGGACGCTATGCAGTCATCGCAAACGGTGCCGTCGAAAACGTGATCGTCTGGGACGGCGAATCGGAATATCCAAACAGCGCGCAACTGATCGACCTGTCGGAACATCCACAGGTAGGGCCCGGCTACACCTACGATGGTACGACGTTCACTGCGCCGCCCACGTCAACTCAATGACGCGACGCCCGCCTAGGCGGGCGCTCCCCTCTGTCACGGGATTGCGATCAGTTCCCCAGCAATCCTTTCACGACGGGCAATAGCGCCGGCAAGTAGTTTGCCTCCTTGAACCGGTAGCCGGCCTGGTTCGGGTGCACGCAATCCGAGCTCATGAACGCGACGTTCCACGGCTGCGCGTTCGGCGGCGCGGTGTAGTTCTCCCACGCGGCGAGGTTCGAAAGCACCTTGCCGCCCGCCGCGAGGAACGCCTGAGCTGCAGCGTTCGTCATGGCGTTCGTGCCGGTGTTCGGATCGAAGATGTTCATGTCCGAACGACAGATCGGGTTGGGCTCGCCGTAGACCGGCATGGCCCCATAGGCCGTCACGACGCCGATCCATTTCTGGGCCCAGCTTGCGTAGGTGGCGACGTCCTGACCGAGCAGGTACTGATCGTTGATCTGGCTGTTCGTGATGACGATGTTGGCATGAACCGGCAGGTTCGCCAGACGTGTCGCCAAGGGCGCCAGGTTCGGAGCGGTCCCGTTCACGTCCGACTGGAAGCTCGAGCCGGGAACGGACATGTCGAGAATGGCGACCACGCCCGGCCCGAATGCCGCGTCCATGTCAGCCTGAAGCATCTGGGCCGGTGTCGGGCATGCGAGGTGGATGCTGTCGATGCCGCTCACCTGGGACGGACCAGTGCAAGACGAATCGATGTCGACGCCGCGTTGCGCGCTGTCGCCATCCCATGCGATCGTGATGTGGCAGTTTGGCGTTGCGCCGGATCCTTGTGACGTCAGTGCGGCGCACACCTGCGTCGCGCCAGTCGTCGACTGCGAGGGCGGCGAGGCCGGAGTGGTTCCGGCATGGGGAGACCCATCGCCGCCGCCACCGCACGCCGTCAGCGACGCGGCCGCGCAGCCGATTGCAATCGCTACGGCTGCGGGTCTCCATCGGGCGCCAGGGATTCGGCTGATGCATCTAGATCGATCGACGCGCCCACCTCGCGCATTGTCGTCAGCACGCGATCGATTTCTCGTTGCGGGAGTGTGACGAGCGCGGCCGCCATGAACAGGTTGGCTGGAGGGATTCCCTGCGGCTTGTTCTCGTCCGCGTAGTCCCGCCACCGCCGAGCGCTCTTCAGGCCGAGTATCCGAGCCATCTGCGTCCCGGAGTAGCCGAGCCTCTCCTTCCACTGCTTCATCTGAGCCACGGTTGGCGATCGAAAGAGCATGTTGAGTCGATCCATGACGCGCGAATGCGCGAAAGCACAGTTTCATGATGGGTTCCTTTCGGATGGCGGCCGCGCGAAGTGCGCTTCCTATGAGACGCAAGATAGGCGGATTCCGCCTACATGTCAAGCGCCGGCGCGCACTCCGATCGGGCGACTCGCCACAATAATTCCCGCCCCTGATTTTCATTGAATTCCTCGTAAACATTTGGCCGATAATCAGCCCATCTGATTTTAATAACCCGGTTCGGATAAATGGCTACTCCAAATATTCCGCAAAATGCCCCGAATTCTTGGCTTGTAAGTGCGAAAACGGTTATTAGCACGGTCGCGGGGGTCGTCTCGATCTTGGCCGCGCTGGTCGGGGCTTCCGCGTGGTGTATCGGGCTTTATTCCGGGCTCTCGAATCGCGTCACGGTGCTTGAACAGAGTAATCAGGCGATGCGCGATGATTTGAAAGACATCAAGCAAATGGTTTCGCAGCTCGTATTGGGCGCAGCTGGGAATCGTCCCGAAACTCGGAGGTGGGCAAAATGAGCTGGAAAATTACGCTGGCTGACGACTGGAAGGGATTGCATCGGCGCGGGACGGTGATCCTGTCGAGCGCGCTCGCGGCGATCTCGGCCTTCGGCCCGACGCTGCGCGACGCCTGGCAGGGCATGCCGGATGACCTGAAGACCATCATCCCGGCGCACGTGCAGCAGGGGATCGGCTACGCGATCCTGTTCGCGTCGATCGTCGCCGTGCGCTATACCGCGGTGCGTCGCGTGCCGGCGCCGGACGCCGGGCAGGGGACTGGCGATGGCGCTCAGTGACCTGTTCGGTGCGATCGCGCGACTGTTCGGCGCCGCGCCGCCGCCGGCCGAAGTCGCGCAACCGCTGCCGATCTCGCCAAGTAGCACGTCGAGCGCTGCGCCGACGCCCCCGATCGCTGGGAAGTTGATCAGCACGCAGACATTCAAGACGAGCGGGACATACGTTCCGACGCCCTCGATCACGTCGATGAAAACGGACATCGCAGGGTCCGCCGTTCCACATGAGGCCGCTCCTGATACGGCTTTCGCGTCCGGTGGAACGGAATTCTCGCCGGCTGTACCGCAAAACGTTCCAGCTGACACGGGCGCCGACGACTGGCTCGCGCTCTGCCGGCCGCTGTCGCAGCACTTCGAAAGCTGCTGCTTGACCGCCTACCCGGATCCGGCGTCGCCGCTCGCGCGCGCGCTCCAGGCGCGCGGGCTCTGGTACAAGGTGCTCGGCGGCGCGCCGATCCCGAGCGATCCGGTGCTGCGCGCGCTCAGCGGTGCGCCGTGGACGTGCGGCTGGGGCTCGACGGGCCCGGACGTGCACGAGGGCACCGTGTGGACGCAGGCCACGGCCGACGCGCGCCACGACGTGAACCTGCGCGCCGCGGCGACGCTCGTCGACCAGGCCGTGCGCGTGCCGCTGTCGGCGCAGCAGAAGGCGGCCATGACGAGCATCGTGAACAACGTCGGGGCGGGCCGCGCGCGCCGCGCGGGCGACCCGGGGCGAGACGGCATCATCATGCTCGCCAGCGGCCAGCCGTCGACGCTGCTGCGGCACCTGAACGTCGGCGACTACGCCGGCTGCGCTGACCAGTTCCCGTCGTGGAACCGTGGCGGTGGCGTGGTGCTGCCGGGCCTCCAGCGCCGCCGCACGGCCGAGCGCGATCTCTTCCTCACCGGCACATGGAGCAAAGCATGACGACCCTCCTCATCAGTCTGCTCGCGAAGTTCTGGCCGATTATCCTCGCCGGCGGCGGGATCGCGGCCGGCCTGCTGTTCGGCTGGTCGAAAACGAAGGCGGCCGGCACGGCAGTCGCGCAGGCCGGCCAGAAGGAAGCCGAGGCGCGCACGGACGCCGCGCAGGCGCATGAACAGGCGGCGCAGGCCGCGAACGCGGAAGCGCAGGCGAACGCCGATGCGGCGCAGGCCGGCGCGACCGCAGCCAAGGAGAGAAGCGATGCAGAAACGAACATTGGCGCTCTGCCTGCTGGCGGCGCTGAGCAGCAGCTGCGCGACGACTGGACTCGGAAGTAAGCCTGCGGCGGCCGCGTGCGAGCCGCAGATCGTCACGAAGACCCGCATCGTCGACACGGCGTGCGACTGGACGCGGCCGATCTACGTCAGCAAGACGGACGTGCTGAGCGATGACACCGCGCGCGCGATCCTCGCGCACAATACCGCTGGCGCCAAGGTGTGCGGCTGGAAGCCGGCCGGGAAGTAGCATTGCGCGCCGGCCGTGCTGCGTTATCCTATCGCTGCGGCTCGCCGGTTCGATTCCAGATCGGGCCGGCGAGCATTTCCACCTCCCTGCTACAAATCTGCACCTCGCGCGCGTAAGCTATTGATTCGTTGATAATCTGGCTTCCGGTCCCCGGCACCAGATACACTTCCAACATCGTCTGCGTGTTGCCGCACCGGTCTCCGCACCGGATAGCGCGGCCGCAGCGCCGCTCATGGCGCCGGCCGCAGCACTGACTGCGCTGCAGATCCGCCGCGCGACGTGACGCTGTTCAGTGCGGAACGACTCGCACGACGGACACGGAAACCATCTCTCCAATACTAGCCGCCAGCGCGGCGATTCGCGTTCGTCCGGCTCCGTTGGCTGGCGCAGACCGTGCAGGCGGTGTGCGGCATATCGTCTTCGTCCTCGTTGTCGTACGGAAGGAACGGAGGACGCTCACGCATGGATCTGGATCTCGCGTGCACGGGGATGGGTATCGCGCCGGACCTTCCCTACATACTTGCAATGACGGGCGGCGAGCAACGCGCCGCCGAGGAAGACTAGTGCGAAAGCGGCGAGACAGTCGCGAGGAGAAGGGGGACTCGGGATGGCGTCAGTACCGTTTGTGTTGTAAATCGGAGACGCGGCGGGGTGATGTGCCAATCTTGTCCGACATGGCGTCATCTGAATATTCGCGTAATCGAAAATGTCAATAGATAATATTTAATCTGCCCGTCTTCCATCTTCTATCAAGACATATCCGTACTTTGAATGCTTGTTTCGAGTAGCCGGTATGGACTCGAATTGAAACGCGCGGACGCAGGTGTTTTCATGTGTGTTTATCGGCAGATTATCGTCTGCGCGGCAATTGCGCAGGCGGCGAAGTGATTCGTTGGTATCGATAGCTATATCGAGAATTTCGGCTGCATGAAGCTTCAAAAAAACGTATTCGAAGTGTCAAATTTTTATTGTGGAAGACAAGTGTTTTGGCCTGTATTTGGCTTCGGCGTATGTTGATTGCTGTCTGTACGGTGACCTTCGTCGGGGGAAGTGAATCGCCCCGGGAAAGTAGGAGACTTCGGATCTTGGCTGTAACGGGAGATTTGAGGTATGGAAAACGAAAGCAAAGTGAGGAAGCCCACCGGGACGCGGTATTCGGATGAAGTGCAAGAGCGAGCAGTCCGGATGGTCTTCGAGCACCAGCACGAGTACGGCACACAGGGTGCGGCAATCCGTTCGATCGCCGCGAAGATGGGGATGTCGCGGGAGACGTTGCGCAAGTGGGTCAATCAGGCCGAGCGCGACCGCGGCCAGCGCCTGGGCGCGACGACTGCTGAGCTGGCGCGCCTGAAGGAGCTGGAGCGAGAGAATCGAGGGTTGCGCAAGGCCAACGAGATTCTGCGCAAGGCATCCGCGTATTTCGCACAGCCGGAGCTCGACCGCCGATCGAAGCCATGA